CACCGCGCAACCATTGGTGAACTTTTTGAACGAGGATTTGTTGTAGTTAAGTCATAACTCCAAGGGATCAAACCCCAAGGACTCTGATACTAACTTAGCTCTGTATCTAAAAGTTTTATCGTGCTTAGTCCATGCACAAGTAGAAGTGTTCCATCTACTAGCGTGGATCATTTCATGCGACATGGTACGAATAGTTGTTTCTAAAAAGCCATTTCTAGCTGCTGATATTGTGATTATGTGTTCGTATTTGTCTGCACCATCATCGTACAAGTAAGTTCCCATTGTGTCTGGATCGTAATCCACAATAAACTTTATTTGTTCTGCAAGAGGCATATCCCACTTATCAAAAGGCTCACACACCACAAGCATGGTGTAGATATTCTTTAGAATAGTGGAGGTTAGTTTCATACCTTTAGAATCTCTCCTCGGAACTCTACCTCATCCTCACCACAGACTTGAATCATCTCTGGCATGAGCATCTTGCCTCGTTCCCAAGACAACATAACAAAGCCAGAACGCCAATCTTTAGGCGAATCCTCGGTATAGTCTGCAAACTGCATATTATTGGGTTCTGCTAGTGTGCCTGTCTGTACTCCCCAAATCGTCTTAGAATAGCCTGTAATCGGTTGACAAGCTAATACATGGGTATGACCTGTGATAATGTTGGTTTGTGCTGCTACAGCGTTGTTATAGCCTGCGTATCTGCCACCCTTAAACCTGTGTTTAATTACAGTATCGTCATTAACCCAAAACGACCAACACCCCTCCCATAGAGGGAAGTGGTCTTTTAGTTGGAATCCTTCTACACCCTCGAACTGACTAGCCTGTGCAGCAAGCATGGTCTCAAATCGCGCATCATGATTACCAAGACACCAAATGAGCCTACACCCTGCTGGTCGTATCTTTTCTATCTCGCCTAAGTAGAGCTTGTTGGCTTCGAGTTCTTCTTGGACAGAAGGTTTCTTATCCCAACCAATGCGAGGAAACCGACTAATAGAACCACCATCAAAGGAATCGCCATTATTAACAATAATCGTTGGCTTAAAATGCTCAATAAATTTAAGCAAAGCCTTATAAGCTGTAGTAGTGTCATCAGGATAAAAATGGGCATCGCTAAAAACAATAATACGACCTTTATCAAGTGCTGTTCCCCTTCTAACTGAGATTGGTGCTTGTTCTATTCTGTTTTCGTTTTTTGCTTTAAGTTTGGCAATGCGTTCTTCTTTTTGTTTTTTATTGTAATCGTCTCTAGGGTTTATTTCAGTTTCTAACTTAATGCCTAACCGAACTTCTACAGACCTTCTTCTATTCTGTACACTTCTAGGACTCATCTTAATCTCGTTTGCCATCAGCATTGGACTAGGAAACTGTTTCCATTTTTCGGCAAACTCTTGGTCGGGTAAGTAATATCCGTACTGATTTTTCATATATAGTTGATACCATTAAGAAAATAGTTACAATTATACAGTCCATTAAATACAGGAATGTGAATGACACTTGATGAACGCTTACGAAACTGGGCTTGGTATGTCTCTGGATCAGTTATTCCACAGCCAGACTCTACTTGTCGATCCTTTGAAAAGAACTACATTCCCGAACTCGGCAACCTTTACGCACCAGAAGAACCACACTACGAACCTGACAACAAAGATGGTGAGTTAATAGAAGAAACAATAAAGGGTTTACCCTTAGAACTCAGAAAGATACTAAAAGCTCGGTATGTGAGCCATCCCTATGCTAGTCAGAATCAACTAGCCCACCATCTAAGAATATCTACAAGACGATTCGAGACAGACCTACACAATGCTAAAAAGCGACTGCAAGACCAACTCGACAAGAAAGCCAAATCTAAAGACTATGCGGATCTGCTCAAGGTGTCAGGAGAGAAAGACAACCGAGAATGGGATTTTCGAAATCTACAATCATGGGATTAATGAAAGATTCGTCTGTGAGAGATGTACCAATCGTAATAGCCACTAAGACTGCTAAATGCCTCCCTGTGCTGTTAGCAAGCATAGACCAGTATGTGCCACAAGATGTTACTGTTTTCGTCTCTGGAAGCGATCTAAGGCTTCCTAGGCATAAGACTATCAATATACGGAATGAAGGCAATAATTTTGGGGAGTCATATAACCAAGTAGTACATTGTGCTTACCAAATGTTTGATGAGGTTATTGTGGCAAACGATGACATAGTATTAACCCCTAGTTCTTATTGTTTAATGTTAAAAGATGTAGAACTATTGCCAGAGGATACTGCTTGGGTGTCAGCTAAATCGGACTATGTTCGTGGCTACCAAAACATTCGAGAGTTTAAGCAAAGGGAAGGCATCCGATATGTAGAAGAAGGGAAAATAATTCCTACAGATATTATTTCTCCGCTATTCGGTTATATACATAAGGACAAATGGGTAGATTACAAGCCTATAAATTGGTTCTCGGATGACATCCAATGCCTAGAAATAAGGGCAAACGGATACAAAAACTATGTCAGTCGGTCTTATGTCCACCATGTCGGTAGCCAAACTATCGGAATGGATCATGGCAAAAACCACCGAGAGGCAGAGCAATGGATAAAAGCAAATATGCCGGAACTACATCAACAATGGTTTACTTCACAAAATTAATAAACAATTGTATAATTTCCTTGGGTCATTGCACCCAGAATTTAGTGATTCTTCTTCCATAGCCCTAGCAATAGGGCTATTTTTTCGGGTGAGATATGGAAAAAAAAGGTATGTCGATAATGATCGGTCTGTTGGGCAAAGAGCCTAAGATGGCTGAGAAGTCCGAGGGAGGTCTACTAGAATCCGATACAGAATCTTGCCCCCTCTCTACTGTTGATGCCGATATAAACAAGGGCAACAAGAAGAAAGCCATTTTGACTGCCAATTATGGGGCGCGCAAAGATGGTGAGGGCAAGTGCAAAGCCTGCGAATACTATATGCAAGGCGAAGAAATGACCAAGTGCGGAGTAGGTAAGGGCATGGGTCATTGTGCTATATTCGACTTTGTATGTTCCGATGAAAATGGCTGTCAGGCTTGGGAAGCTGTCGGTGAGGAAGAAGAATACGAGGACTAGTGGCTCATCCACAACAATTCCAATTTGTAGAAGTAATTAAGGGTGCATATCCTAGTAATTTCTACAAAGCAAAAGTATTAGAAGTCGGTAGCCTAAACATCAATGGCACGATTAGGATATTGTTCCAAGATTGTGATTACTTAGGTATAGATGTAGGCGAAGGTAAAGATGTAGATTATGTGTGCCAAGGACAAGACCTAGACGATCCAGACGAAACCTACGATACAACCATATCATGTGAGTGTTTTGAGCATAATCCGTACTGGAAAGAAACATTTGAGAATATGCACAGGATGACCAAAAAAGGTGGTCTTGTGATATTTAGTTGTGCAACAACAGGTAGAGCAGAGCATGGCACAAGTAGAACAAGTCCTGACGATGCACCACTTATTCCTTGGGATTACTACAGAAACCTAACTGAGCAAGACTTCAATGTAGAAGGTATGTTTAGTATTTACGAGTTTGCATCGCAACATGAAACACACGATCTTTACTTTTATGGAGTCAAAAAATGAAACAGGGTCTTTACAGTAATATCGCAGCAAAGAGAAAACGCATAGCCGAAGGATCAGGCGAAAAGATGCGTAAGGTTGGCACACCAGGCGCACCAACAGCCAAAGCATTTAAACAGGCAGCTAAGACAGCAAAGCCAATGAAGGCTAAAAAATGATGACCAAGGCACAAAAGAAGATTGGCAAAGTAATGGGTGAGTACAAAGAAGGAACTCTACATTCTGGCAAATCTAAGAAGGTAGTCAAGAACCCTAAACAAGCTATGGCGATTGCTATGGCTGAAGCTGGTAAGTCTGCTCGATACAAGAAATAAATGGACTTAAACGATTTACTCTCTAGTATTGGGTTACAGGGATTGCTTGGCTATGGAGATCAACCACAACAAGAACTATCAGCAAGCCAAATAGCAAATCAAAAACTTAGGTCAATGAATTATGAGCCTATGAACTTTGCATCAGACAGACCAATGATGAGCAGACCTGAAAGAAATCCATCAGATTTTAATTTTGCAATGATGCCCTACATGGGCGCACAAATGCCACAACAGTTTGCTGAAACACAAGGCTATTTACAATCACCAATTAGTCTAGAAGGTGGAATGTCTACATTTAACCAAGGATCTGTAAAAGGTGTTGGTATGGGTGGTAGATTAGGTGCAGAATTACCTTTAGATGAAAAAGTAAGAATGGCATTAGGTGTATCAGGCGGTGGACAAGACATTACATATGCTATGGGTACACCATACGAAGGCAGATCAGCTAGATACGATATTACAGGCATAGATGCCACAATTAGAGATTTAGCCAAAAACAGAGAGTTTGGTGCAGAAGTTAGAAAAGCATTTGGTAATAGCCTTATGCCAAGCGTTTTTTATAGACAGAGGTTCTAATGAAAGTCCGAGAGGCAGCAGGAGTCCTAGAACGGATTGGTGTAGCAGGGTATAACAAACCCAAAAAGACACCTAGCCACCCTACTAAAAGCCATGTAGTCGTGGCAAAAGAAGGCGATAAGGTAAAGACCATCCGTTTTGGTCAGCAAGGAATGACAGGTAGCCCACCAAGAGAAGGTGAGTCGCAAGCTGACAAGGCAAGAAGAAAATCATTTAAGGCAAGACACGCTAAGAACATAGCCAAGGGAAAAATGAGTGCTGCGTTTTGGGCTGACAAAGTTAAATGGTAATAAATAAAGGATAGATATGGCAAGCCTGTTAGACCTGGAACTAGGAACACAGTTTGTTCCCACAGAAAGGTCTGTAAATCCCTTGTTGGATTTAGGCAGGTCTGTAGCAAGAGGTGTTCCACAAGCAGTTACTGGATTTGTAGATTTAGCAGCATTGCCATTTACTTTATCTGGTTTACTAGATCCTAATAATGTAGTAGGGTCTACAGATTACCTTACTGCTAGAGGGTTTTTGCCACAACCATCTCAGAATCTGCTTGGTCAGACTACTGAGTTGTTATCGTCTGCCGTTACTCCTGCTGGAGTCGCAAAGACTTTTACAACATTGGCAAAACCTCCAGTATTAACAAAATTTGGACAATCTGTAGAAGCACCAACAGGAATATTAAATGAAAAGCCAGCCTTCACAACCAAAGAATCAGGTGGAATCCTCGAAGTCGAGCCTACAGGATCTCAGGGAATCTCACAGCAAACTTTTGGAACAGTTCCGGCAGAAGGGATATATCCTGGAACAGCTATCTCCACTAGAGGAGTCGGACAGTCTGTATATGGCATTGGCGAACAAGAGGCGAACAGGCAAGTTCAATCTCTCTTAACCAATCCAGAGACAAACAGAGCTTTTCAATTAGCATCAACAATAACTCAGACACAAGGCAGGGCATACAATCCTTTAATTAATATTCCTACAAGCAGCCTAGCAAAACAGTCTGGTATTGGTAGATCATATCAAATTGCAGCAGAAATGCCTCAGAATTACCCTAAAGATCAGGTATTTCAGAGTTATCTTGTTGATCCAGAATATGCGCCAATCATTAAACAATTGGGCATCAATAACTATGATGACCTTGTAGCAGCATCATACAAACAATTAGAAAAAGAAACACAAGAACAATTTAAGTCTTTACCTGTCAAAATGTCATTCCATGAAGGGAATCTAAACTACAACGATTCTCAAGAAATGTTAAGAGACATCATTGGACACAACCATCTCACAGTATTTAGGGGTGGCGATAAGCATGAGTTTTTAAATAAAGTAGATAAAACCACAGGATTAAATAGCAACGAGCAATTCAGGGCTGTCCATGATTATTTTGGTCATGCAGTTCGAGGCAATCCATTCGGAGCTAAAGGCGAAGAAATAGCCTGGGCATCCCATGAACAGATGTATAGTCCATTGGCAAAAATTGCCATGACATCTGAAACTAGAGGTCAGAACTCTTTTGTAAACTATACCCCTGTTAATGCAGAGCTTTATTCTCAGATGGAGGATCTAAGAAAGCTGCAACAGGAAGCAAAAGCAAGAGGCGATGCAGACTCAGTTAAATTCTTAGCCGATGAGCTAAAGAAAAAAGGCGATATGTGGGGATATGCTAAACAAGCAGCAGTCCTATTGCCAGCAGAATATACAAAACCACAGTTTGCCGGTGGTATGCCAGATTATTTAATAAACGCTGTAGAACCTAAATTTGGTGTAGAAGAAACTCTTACACACTTTAGCAACAAGCCTGATTTAGATGTGCTAGATCCTACAAAATATGGGTCTGGCATCAAAGGACAAGAAGCAAGAAGGTTAGCTGAAACCATAAACCCTGTAACTGGCAGATCATATGCCTATAGAGGAGCAGCAGAACAAGTAACACCAGAGCCAGGATTGGGTCGTTATCCGTATCAGATGCAAGTGCCTGGTCTGTACGATATTACAAAAGATCCAGAGCAATTAGGATTGTTGGCAGCAGCAAGAAATACTACAAGTTTTTTATCGCCATATAACAAAGGATTATTAGATCCGCAGCAAAGTTTGACAGACCTAGAGAGACTAACAAGAGAATATGGCTATAGAGGGCTGTTAGACCCTACTAAAGCCATACTGTTTAATCCGACTCCTGTTCGATAACAGATAGTTCAGAATCTACATAATGTTTGGCAATTTCATGCCAGTTTACAGTTCTGATTGCTGAGTTGATGATGTCGGCATAAAAACCAGATTCTATGTCTGGCGCAACATCAAGAAATAAGTTTTTAATGTAATCAGCAACATGACAAGTAATATCGTCTGGGTCATCGTAACTGCCAAACAAATCAGAAGTATGAAGTGCAATTGTTTCGGATAACCGCCAATCATTGTCAATCCAAAGATTAGCGTTCCAAGTTTCATAATTAGACCAACCATAGTATTTAGACATAAATTCTCCTTTCAAGTGAATTTGTAGAATATCATAAAGTTCTACATTTGTATATTACAAAACTGTTGTAGAATAGCAACATCATCAACCATCAACCCATAGGGAATGGAATGGAAAACTCTACAGAAAACAAAAACATAACACCCGAATCAAGTGATAAGGGAGGCGCACAGCCAGGCAATCAAAATGCAAAGAAGGGCAAGCTCTTTTACGATGCATTAAGAATAGCCCTAGTACAAGAGGATCGTAAGAAACTCAGGAACATTACCGAGAAGTTAGTAAAGTCAGCAGAAGCCGGAGAGCCTTGGGCAATCAAGGAAGTCATGGACAGGATAGATGGTAAGCCTGTTAACACTACCGAACTAAGCAATGCAGAAGGTGGAATCTTTAAGATGGTGGTCGCTTGGGAGAAGTAGAGTACGCAGATGACGAAGTAAAAAGAGTAATCATCCCTTACAAGCCAAGAGAACCACAGTTACAGATACATGAGGCGATGGATAAAAATCGCTTTGTAGTGGTAGTGGCACACAGGCGAATGGGTAAGACAGTCCAAGCTCTGAACGCGCTAATCAAAGCAGCGATGGAAAACGACAAGCCTAATCCTAGGTATGCGTATATAGCACCGACATATAGTCAGGCTAAGAGAGTAGCTTGGGATTACCTTACAAACTTTGTAAGACCATTGGATGCTACAGCTAATATAGCGGAGTTAAGAGTAGACTTCTTTGGTAGACGAATACAGTTATACGGATCAGACAACCCAGACTCACTCAGAGGTCAATATTTTGACGGATCAGTTTTAGATGAGATAGGCGATCAGAACCCAAAAATATGGAACGAGATCCTGAGACCTAGTTTGGCAGACAGAAAAGGGTTTTGTCTGTTTATTGGCACACCCAAGGGCAATAACCACTTCAAGGACTTGTTCGACAGAGCAGGTAAAGAAGAAGGATGGGCAGCACTACAGTTTAAGGCAAGCGAAACAGAGCTAATAGACTTAGATGAATTATGGTCTGCCAAGAAAGAGATGGGCGAGGACAAGTACAACCAAGAGTTCGAGTGTAGTTTTAACGCAGCAGTAGAGGGAAGTTACTATGGCAAACTCATCAACGACCTCGAAGAAAAAGGTAGACTTTGCGACATTACGAGAGATGATCTCTGTAGAACTTATGTGGCTTGGGATTTGGGTATGGGTGATAGCACAGCGTTGTGGGTGGCACAAGCAACAGGACAAGAAGTAAGACTACTAGACTATGTAGAGAATCATGGTCAAGGACTCGATTGGTATGTCAACTGGCTAAAAGATAACAAGTGGGAGAAAGCAGAGCAACTCCTACCACACGATGTAGAAGTAAGAGAACTAGGCACAGGCAAGAGCAGATTGGAAGTGTTGAGAGAAGCTGGACTAGATGTTCGGGTTCTGCCAAGACTTTCTGTAGATGATGGTATTCAGGCAGTTCGT